TAGGAATTGTTTGCAATAGTTTTGACGAGGAAACAAAAGAACTTTTTAGAGAAATGTTGTGGTTGCGTCGCGCAGAAAAATCAAAATCAAAGCCAACGCCTCCTTGGTGCCATTGATGCTAGAACTCCGCCCCTATCAACGCGCCGCGATTGATGGCCTATATAATTATTGGTCAGACAAGAAAGGCGACAACCCGATCATCGTCGCCCCGACTGGCTCTGGCAAAAGCCTCATCATCGCGCACCTGATCAAGGATGCGATGAGTTATCCCGGCACGCGCGTTCTGATCTTGACGCATGTCAAGGAGTTGTTGGAGCAGAACGCCAGCGAGTTGGTAGCGCTTTATCCCGAGGCAGATGTCGGCTTCTATAGCGCCAGCCTCAAGAAGAAGGTGCTGCGGAAGCCGATCACATTTGCGGGCATCCAGTCGATCCACAAGAAGGCCTATCAGATAGTCCCAGCGCCTGATCTGGTGATCGTAGACGAGGCGCATCTGATACCGAAGACAGACGGCACACGCTACAACAAGTTCCTCTCCGACCTTCGCATATGCAATCGCGGTGTTAAGGTGGTCGGTCTTACGGCTACGCCATACCGGCTCGATAGTGGCTGGCTGCACGAAGGCGACAACGCGATCTTCGACGGCATCGCATACGACATCCCGGTTGCCGATCTCATGGAGCAGGGCTTCCTGGCCCCAGTGATTAGCAAGAGCGGCGTCAAGACTATCGACCTCTCGAACGTCGGCAAACGCGGTGGGGAGTATATCGAGAGCGAACTAGCCAAGGCTGCATCTGATCCGGAATTGGTAACAGAAACAGTTGCTGAAATCGTGCGCTATGGTGCGGAGCGCAAGGCGTGGCTGGTCTTCGCTTGCGGTGTCAATCACGCCGAGTTGCTCCGTGCCGAATTCGAGACGCATAACATCGAGGCAGATGTGGTGACAGGTGCCGATGGCATGAGCGCACGCGCTGACAAGATCGAGCGGTTCCGGCGTGGCGGAAGCAAGTGCCTGATCAATGTGAACGTCTTGACCACCGGCTTCAATGTCCCGCATGTCGATCTTGTGGCAATCGTGAGGGCCACCGAAAGCACCGGCCTGTACATCCAGATTGTCGGGCGCGGCACACGCATTGCGCCGGGGAAAGAGAACTGCCTGGTGCTGGACTACGGCGACAACGTGATGCGCCACGGCTTCATTGATCAGATCAAGCCGAAGATCAAAGGCCGCACGGAGGACGGTCAAGCCCCGGTCAAGAAATGCCCTGAATGTTTGACTGTCAATCATGCCGCCGTTAGAGTGTGCATCGAGTGCGGCCACGAATTTCCGCCTCCGCAATTCAATCACGGCACGAAGGCATATTCTGGCGCGATGATCTCCACACAGGTACAGGCCGAATGGGTTGAAGTTGACGATGTGGGCTATTCCCGCTGGCGCAAGGAAGGCAAGCCAGATAGCATCCGCGTCACCTATTATTGCGGCCTGATCAAGGTCTCCGAATGGCTGTGTCCTGATCACGGAGGCTATGCTGCGGAACGATACCAGAAGCGGATGCCATCGCTAGGAGCGTCTGCTATGACCACTGAAGACGCCATGCAAGAGTGCGACCACTGGATCAAGCCGCGCAGGATAAAGGTGAAGCCAAATGACAAGTTCCACGACATTGTACAACTCGACTATAGCCAGCCCAAGCGCCTCACCGCCGCAGAGTTGGCAGAACTACAAGAGCCGCTGTTCTGATTGCGTGAGCCTGTACGATGCTCGATATTGCACTCATTGGCGTGACGTTGTACCTGATGATGTACAGAAAGAAGGCTGCGATGCGTTCAACGGTTTCCCTCCCTTCTGAGCATGACGAGCAAGCCGGATTCGTTCAATGGTTCCGCGCCAAATGGCCTCGTGTATTGATCTTTGCAATACCGAACGGCGGCAAGCGCAACATCTCGACGGCAAAGAAGCTGAAGGCCGAAGGCGTTGTTCCTGGCGTGCCAGACCTGTTCATTCCGGCATGGGGAATATGGATCGAGATGAAGCGCCAGAAGGGCGGGCGCACATCATCGGATCAAGACGGCATGATTTCATACTTGGAAAGCATCGGCCATCACGTTATTGTTGGCTATGGTGCAACCGATGCCAGCGACAAGCTGCTGTCTTTGTTGAATATGAGCGGGGCGGCGACTAAAGGAGGATAGCCACCGCCCCTCGCATCCGGGGGAGCAAACCGGATGCTTACATTAACGATTGATTGAGAATTCTAGTCTAGGCTTGCCATAGTTTCAAGGAGGAACATCATGGCGAAATATGAATACGATGCCACACAAGACCAGTGGCTTCATGGTGATCCGGGCGTGCTGTCCGGTTCAGTGGCCGCTGCTGATCAGCGGTATGCCAAGTCTACCCAGGTCAGGGAGAGCTGTGCCCCTCGGCTCTCCCTGATCGACTGGCTGATTTGCGGCCCGATAATGGTCGGACTTGGCTTCCTCATGGGAGTTTACTGGCCGTGATGAGGTATCTTGTTTTGATCGCCGCGATGACGGCTGGAAGTGTCTTGGCACATGCTTCGGATGCGACTCGATTGGTTACATCGGAGGCAAGACGGCAAGGCGTGCCAGTTGGATTCGCCTTGAAGATGGCAAAGATCGAGAGCGGTGTTCGATGCCACAACCACAACAAACGAAGCAGTGCATCCGGCCCCTTGCAAGTGCTGCGTGGCACAGCGCGGGCTATGGGCTATCGTGGTGACATCCGGCGCGCATCGTGCGCTACGCAGACACATTACGGCATGAAACACTTGGCTATGTGCTGGCGCGGAGCACGAGGCAATGCGGCCTTGGCGAAACGATGCCACCAGGTTGGCGTGTCTGTGTTGTATAGCAAAAAGAAGAGGAGGCGTTGATGACCAGAGAACCTGATCTTGAAACCGTCAATCGCGCATTGGGCGAGACGGTGAGGAAATTGCAGCAAGACTTGGCCGATGCTGACAGAAGAATCCGGCGGCTTAGAGAGGAGTTGGCAGAGGCACATAGAGCAGCGGCACTAGCATCTGGGAGGGATTGGTGAGCGAAGTAATGGATGATGACCAATTCGCCCACATGCTCAAGCTCTCTGCTGTTTACATCCCGATCCTCAAGAGCAGATGTCTTTTTGATGATCTGCAAGATATGGACAGATCAGAGGAGCACAACGCTTTAAACTGTCTGGAGATCGTGGCTGACACCTTCGTGGAGATGCAGCGCAGGCTGGGTGTGAAACCGAAGTTTAGAGTCAAAGCCAGTGCGGCATTCTCAGGAGACAAGCATGAGTGATATTGTAGAGAGATTACGATTGCTAGTGCCGAGCGATAGTAGTGGCGCAGCTTTTGATGGTGTTAACGAGATCACCCGCCTCACCGCAGAGAACGAGAAGCTGCGTGCGGCGCTGCGCGTGTGGTGCGAGGCGGAACTGAACGCCTACTACCGAATGAAATATCCGGGCGGTCACCCACACAGCCAGAAGGAACTGGCGCAGGCTATGGCGTCAAACCCAGCCACCGTTGCACTGAAGGAGAACAACAATGATCAAGGCTGAACAGATATCGGATGAGGTGGTGGAGGCGGCTGCGAGAAAACAGGCAGAACTGGATAACGTCGAGTGGCACACCTTGAATGATGTTGCGATCACGTTGCGTTGCAACCACGCCCGCTCCACTCTCGCAGCAGGGCTGGCAGCGTGGCCGGGGGCTTGGCATGTTGACGCCGCTGACTTCGAGGAGAAACTCATCCTCCCACTGACACAGGAGAACAATGATGATCAAGCCTGAACAGATACCTGATGAGGCGGTAGATGCTATGTTGGAAAGCATAGGTTCTTTCTTCTGTCGCGCCCAAGCCCGTGCCGCCTGTGCCGCCATGCTGGCAGCGTGGCCGGGGATAGAAATCCACACTGACGGCACTGAGGACTGGATTGAACTGACCCTGACACAGAAGAACAACGATGACTGACATCATAGACGAACGCGAGAAGACACACGGCGATTATTATCAAGTGTCTATGATGGCACAGGAACTGAAGGACGCCATGCGGCGCGGCAAGAAATGGAGAATACTAGACGATATGCAGCGCGAGACGCTGGAGATGATCGCCAGCAAGATTAGCCGCATCCTGTCAGGTAATCCGCACGAGTCCGACCATTGGCGTGACATCGCTGGCTACGCCACGCTGATCGAGCGGTGGCTCACACCACCGGCTGACCTCGAAACCAAGCCTGACCGTTGATCACGCGGCAGAACTCCGGCTCGAGCAACATGCCGCTAGGTGCAAAGTGCAACACCACAAAACCCTGCGACCAGTTCACGGGGTTATCCTCCGCATAGGCAAACTTGTCGTTCTCGGGTCCGTAATCCGACAACGTGCCGCACTCTACGCCCCATCGAATGCCATTGTAATCCGCAAACATGGTAGCCTGGAGCCGATGCGTGTGGCCGGTCACAATAGACTTGCCGCTCTTCAATGTATTGTTATAGGCACCATGCACGCCTTGGTGAATGCGATGCTTTACAACCGTATGCTCATTCAACCATAGGCTTGTGCAGAATTGCCACGCAGAAAAGTGGTCTGCGATGTCGAATCCTTGAACCTGTACATATTCCGGCGCTGCTTGAGCCAGCCTCGCCATGAAACGGTTGTCGTGGTTTCCGTCTGTCCAGATCAGATAGCAACCGGGAGGCGCATAGGCTTCGATCTCTGCATGACGTTCCTTGACGGCTTCTAGTTCTTCAGCCACGCTCGGCGTTTGTACACGAGCGCCAGGAGGATGACGGCTGATCCGCGCGCCGTCAAAACTATCGCCATTCATGATGATCATTGACGGCTGCAAGTCCTTGATGATCTCGATCATGGCTGCGAAAGCCTTGCTTCGCTCACCCGGCCAGAAATGCCCATCGCTGCCGATGATGACGGGTCCGACAACATTCTCTTTTAGTGCACGAAAACCTTTTGTTGGCACCTCGATCTTGATCCGCTGGGCGGGCTGCGAGATCGTGTTCAAGACAATCCCGTGCTTGCGCTCGATGTTATCTCGCCGTGCGTTGACGCCCCGCAGGTTGAGGCCCAATTCTTTGGCTATGGCAGACGGTGAACCTAGACGCTTCCATGCGTCGATGAACTCTTGATCGGAGTACCTCTTGGTCATTCGCTACTCCTGCGCGCGGCGGAAGTTGAGCCGCCAGATCACATCTGCAACTTGCTTGCCGAACATATCGATCTGCTTTTCTTCTGCTTCTGGGAAGACAAGATGCGCCACCTCGTGTGCGGCGATCTCCAAGAGCAGTTTCGGCTTCTGGAGGAGACGCGGGTCTAGCTGAATGTGATCTTCGCCGATATAGGCCCAGCCCCAGGCACGCTCACAGGTCTTCCATTCGATGGTGATCTTGCGGCGTGCCATAGTGTTACCTCTTGCATCGCTTTCGGCGGTGATCCCATTCTCCGCCACGGCGGATGCAGTCACGCCATTCTTTCTCTTTCTCAGGAGGCATTCGTTTTAGCAAGAAAGGCAACGATGCCTTGAACATAACAATGCCAAGGCCGAACCAAAAGGATGGCCTTTGAGCGACGAGAAAGCCGCCAGCGCCAATGCCGATGAACAGCACGACGATGGCGGCAATCTCGATCCAGTTCACTTCTTGGCCCAGATAGACCAACCAGCGGCGAAGATAACTCCCAGTGCGCCGATGATCTCATTCATGGCGGTAGAGTCAATAACTCCGGTGCCGACAACATAGCCGCCACCAGCCGCGAGAACGGCGCGAACAACGCCCCAGACCATTTCTTTCGTCATCACTTACTTCCTTTTGTTGTGCCGGGATACTGCTTCCACGGCAGTTGAAAATGTGGCCCGTCCTTGAACGAAACCCAGTCGCCGCCCCACTCTAGCAACACGTTCTCAGCCTTTGCCGCTGCCTTCATTCGCTTGGCTAGACTATCGTATAAAGGCCAGTCCCAGCGCACCTGGCCTTTGATCGCGCAAGCCAAATCAACAGCGTGTGAAAAACCATTTGCCGCAGGAATATGGCGAGACCGTAACGTCTTTGATGCGCCCTTGGCCTTGAGGATCTTCTGCTCCTCAAGAGTGCGAACGCCGCAGGTGACTATGAAGCCTGTGTCGGCATCCTTCCAATCACCAGCGCATCGATTTACCACACGCACCAGATCGGGATGAACGCCTTTCAGCTTGGCGAAGGATGCGCTGTTAAGCTTCATTTGCGTAATGCCTCTTCGATGCTGTCGAGCTTCGCCATGATCGCGCGGCTCGTCTCGCGAATCTCCTTAATCTCTCGATCATGCGCTGTACGCGATGTTTCGGTCTGCGCTTGCAGGACGGCGATGGCAGTCTCGTGCGCCTGTTGCTGGCGGTATATAATCCAGACAAACGCGGCCACTGGAGCGATGATCCATTGCATGATGGCCCCGAGCACCTTGAAGGTCTGATCGTCAATCATGGAACACCATTCATATCTTGACTGCGTATTGGTTGAGCATGAAGTCAATCGCCAAGCCGCTGTCTCCAAATAAAAGCATCTCTGTTGGAGGCAATGGTTGCCGCGCAATGCTGACCGTTCCGCTTCCGATGATGAGAGAAAGCGATTGCGTAGGTTGCTCTTGGTTCATATCAAGGCTGATGGTCTGAGCCGGATTGTTGACGATTAGCGAAACAGTCATGTCGTAATGTCCTCGCGCACATCAATCTTGAATGTTTCGGTGCTTTCAACGCCACCACTTGTGAACTGTATGTCGCAATACATGATGCTGTCGTTGTCTTCGTCAGACACCGGCCACAATGCAGTGTTCGCTGCCGTCTGCGAGAGCGTGAAACTGCCAGTTGCTGGTGCGCTGATTGTCACCGTCAAGGATTGGGAAAAGCCGCCATTCCGCACCATTGCCGCAACCGTGTAACCAATAAGGCTAAACGATGCCGGAACTGCGGTGAGACGTTGGCATGACAACGAAAGAGTATCGCCGCGCTTGAATGTGATCGTTTTGGTGATAGGCGTTGCCATTGCTTTATTCCTTTATGGCAGTGAAGCATATTCGCGGCGGCGGAAAAGATAGATTTTACCTCCTACAATATTTCCAAGTGTACTGGTACCAGATGTGAACCTAACACGTGCCCGAAGGAGTTTTTGCGCTGGTGTTTCATGAGATGTGTTGTCTATACCGTCATTTGAAATTGATCCATCTCTATACGTCTGTCCATTGGCAAGATGTGTTACTTTTGCAAGCCGTGGCATGACGATTTCAAGATCAAAACCCCAATATGCAGAATTGCCAGTCCCATCTCCACTGTACCTCAATCTTTGGTAAATTGCACCTGTTTGAAAAAAAGCATCAAGACTTAGCCTGGCATTGCTTGCGCTGTCATTAAGCAAATCAACCGCAACAACACGATATTCGTAACCATCTACGAAATCAGGCGTCACCACATTAGAGACTGTTCCAGTCACTGCGTGATCATAAATCAACCCAGTTTTGCCGTCACCAATGTACACCTTGTCATGCGGATGCCACCCAGACACCATGACAGGAGCGCCAGATGCGCTCTCGGCTAAAGCCGAAGGATTGTCGCGCAATGCCGTCACGGTCGTGCTTGACGGAATGCCGCCAACAGCAACCGCTGCGTTTGAAATGCTCGTCCATGTTGTCATCAAAGCCACCTATACGGTTGAGGAGTCCCGCTCAAGTCATTACCACTATCATCGAGCCAGCGCCACGGCTGGGCTACGCCGTTGGCATCAAGACCAGCATCCGTGAGCCAGGTCCAGAGCACGCCACCCTTTTCGTTGTCTTCCGCAGTAAAGCGGTATGTGAGGCCGTTGCGCGCTACTTCTGCCGAGGTGATGAGCCATTCGCCATCGCGCGGCGCACCAGTGAAATCGACATCCAAATAATGCCGTATCTGCACGACCGATCCGGTCCAGATATTCGCTGCATCCTTGGCCGATAGGTCGAAGGTGATTTCCTTGCGAACATCCGAGAAGCGATCAAGATAGGTCTGGGCCAAGGAGTTGGCGATTGCCTGTGTGCTAATGAACCGGCAGAACAATTCCCTGATCTGCGGCTCGCCGCCATACTGCACTTGCTTCAG